GGGGGGGCAGGCTGGGCGGGGCATCTCGCCGGTCCCGGTTTCGGGACCGGCGCTCTGCCTTCAGCGGGCGGGTGTCACCCGAACCGGCACCGGCACATTGCAGATATCCACCCCGCCGGCAGGCCGCACGTAGAACGGATCGCGCCGATTGGCCCGCGCATCGAGATAGGCGGCAAAACTCGCGCTGTCGGTCGACAGATACTGCCACGCGGGCAGCCCGGCCACATCGCTTCCCAGCCGGATGCTGGTGATCGCTGTGCGCTCCCCGGGCTTCTGATAGAACCCGGCATCGCCCTTGCCGCGCGGCAGGCTCGACAGCCACTCCATCCCGCTGATCACCCGGCCCACCACCGCAATGTTGCGATCGAGCTGGCGCGGCGCATTGCCGATCACCGCATAGAGTTCGGCCCCCGACCCGCTGTCAGGCGGCATGTCGCGCCCGACACCGACGCTGCCATAGCAATGCACCGGCCAGGTTTCGGGCTCGTCCCCCGGCCCGGTGGCAATCGGCCAGCCCTGATAGAACCGTTCGGCAACGGCATAGACCCCATCGGCCACCCGAGGCCCGGAAAAGGCCGGGGCCGCTCCCGCCGTCAGCGTATAGGCCCCCTGCGGGACCGAGAGCAGTCCGGGTGGCAGCGGCTTGGCGCGGGCCTTGTCATCCCCCAGGGGATCGCCCCACTGGACGACATAGCCATCCTGCACGCGGTTGACCGAAGTCCCGTCCCACCAGTGCGCGGCGGCCAGCTTGCGGATATTGCCGATCCACCCCTGCGACCAGGGCCCGTTCATCAACTGGATGATCACGCGCCGGGCCTGTCCGGCGGCATCGGGCGCCAGATCGACCACCAGCAGGTGATCGGCCGGAATCCCCACCCAGTCACCGGGCGGAGCAGCCTCCACGATCTGCGTGGGCGAAGGCGGCATGACGGGCTCTGCCTGACGGGCCAGGACCGGCAAGGCCCCCATCACAGCCAGGCCGGAAGCCACGGAGAAAAAAGCCGAAAGACGGCCAGACAGGGAGCGCATCAACATTTTGCCGTTGTGACCCCCAAACCGCCCTTGCGCAACCCCGCACAGGCGGCTAGTGCGCGCCTTCCAGTGCATGCGGAGCGGTGGCCGAGTGGTCGAAGGCGCTCGCCTGGAAAGTGAGTATACGTCAAAAGCGTATCGAGGGTTCGAATCCCTCCCGCTCCGCCAGCCTCTTCTCTCGACAGGACCGTATTTCAGGAAAAGTGGCTGTTTTTAGCCATTTTTCGTTTGTCCGCGTTCTTTGAAGGTCTACATTTGTTCTCATCCATATAAGGGCTGCTATGGTTGCGGTCATGGTATGCGATTCGGGAGATATGGTATGGCTGGCCTGTCGGACACCAAGGTTCGCGGGGCGAAGGGGACGGGCAAGCCTTACAAGCTGAGCGATGGGCAGCAGCTTTATCTGCATGTTTCGGCCAGTGGCTGGCGGTCCTGGCGGATGAACTACCAGTTCGGGCGCAATGCCCATGGCAAGCCCGCGCAAAAGACCCTGACGATCGGCCCTTATCCGGCCATCTCGCTCAAGGCTGCGCGCGAGGCGCGCGATGTGGCCAAGGAAATGCTGGCCCATGGTCTTGAGCCCAAGCCGCAGGATCTGTTCAGTCGGGGCAAACCTGCCGAAGACACCCGGCCCACGTTCGAGCGCGCAGCGCGCGAATGGTTTGATCTGCAAACCCGTCGCTGGTCGAAGGTTCATGCTGCCGATGTGCTTGCGAGTCTGGAGGCCGACGTCTTTCCTGCGATCGGCGGGAGAGCTATTGCCGATGTGACGGCGCCCGATGTCTTTTCGCTGCTCAAGGTCGTTGCTGATCGCGGAGCTATCGAGCGCGCGCATCGGTTGCGCCAGCGAATCAGCGCAATTTTCGTCTATGGCATCGCTTTGAGCATGGTGACGGTTGATCCGGCGCAGAACCTTGCCCTCGCGATCCCGCCCAAGCCCCGGTCCAGGCCACAGCCCGCGCTGACGGAACTGCCCAAGCTGCGGCAGTTGCTGGTCGATTGCGAGGCCGAGCGGTGCCGGGCGCCCACGAAATTTGCGCTGCGCCTTCTGGCACTGACCGCCGTCAGGCCCAACGAGATCCATGGCGCGCGGTGGGAAGAATTCGAGGATCTGGATGGACCTGAGCCGCTCTGGCGCATTCCGGCTTGGCGGATGAAGGGCGACCTTGATCGCAAGGCCGACCCCGATGGCGACCATCTGGTGCCGCTGGCACCACAGGCCGTGGCCATCGTGAAGGCGACAGCGGCGATCAACGGGGAATTTCCGCTGCTGTTTCCGACGGATCGGAACTTTACCAAGCCGATGAGCGAGAACACGCTGCGGGCATTGCTGATCCGTGCGGGGTATTTTCAGCGCCATGTGCCGCACGGGTTTCGCGCGGCTTTTTCTACCATCATGAACGGGCGGTGCGAGCGCGCGTGGCGCGCTGCCGGGCATCATGGGCTTTCGCCCGACCGGGCAATCATCGACCTGATGCTGGCGCATGTGCCGACCAACAAGGTCGAGAGCGCCTATAACCGGGCCGCCTATATGGAACGGCGTCGGGAACTGGCCTGCGAATGGGCGGATCTGTTGACGGCAGATATGTGGCCGCCCGAAATGCATCTCGGGCGGCCCATGCGGTGGGCAGCCACCGGGCCGGGCCGCCCGCGCGGCTAGAGTTTCTGGGCGATCCAGTCCGCCACCTGCGATTGCAACCAGCGGGTGCATTTGTAGCCCAGTTTGATCGGCGCGGGGAATTCTCCTCGCGCCACCTTGGCATGAATGTAGGATCGGGACAGGGAGGTCATGTGCATGACTTCCTGAATGCGGAGCAGTCGCTCTGGCGCGGGTGGGGTTTCGTGGCTCATAGGGCGCACCTTTCGGGGCGATGATGCGGGACGGGGCGGCATGTCCGGCGCAGGCCGAGATCGATCTGGCAGCGGCGGATGGCAGTGGCGAGGAGGGAGTGATTTCGGCCATGCTGCCATGCGCAGGCGGCAACCCACTGGACATAGCCCATGCGGATCATATCGAGCGCTGCGCTTTCGTTGGCTTGCGGGTCGCGACCTGTCGGAGAGCAGGCGGTGAGGGCCAGGGCAAGGAAAAGGACCCGGATCATTCGGTAGGCCCCTCTGCCGCCAATATGCAGTCAAAGAAATAGCGGACGGGGAAGGTTCCCTCATCACGGGCGCGCATGAAGTCTCGCCCGTTGTGGCAGCGTCTGCCCAGCGTATCGACACAGATCGGGGAGAGATCCATTCCAATGCTGTCGCTGGCGACAGTCAGGCGTCTGGACGCAGAATTCACCCAATCGTTGAAGTCACAGAATTCACCTTCCCAGTTCGGAACGAGCGAACAGGGAGTGGCCGGGCGCGTCCAGCATTTCCGCACATCGATATTGCGGTCTGTCATGCAGCATCTCCCATTTTTGGGGTGCGGCCCATGTCGGCATCGGAAATTCGGTCTGCCCATTGGGAAGCCGTCTCTAGCAGGCCGTCGATCGTCTCGTTGAAGAGGATGGTTGTATGGTAATGTCCCCACGAGAACGATGCAGATCCGTGTCCAGTGGGTGTCAGCACCGGCGTTGCTGCAACGGCGATGAAGCCAAACATGCGTCGATTGAACGCATTGCAGCAGAGTTCTTCGTATGCCTCGAGGAAATCAGGCGACAGGCCCTCAAAGAGGCGACCTCGCTGATCTTCGTCATAACTTGCGGCGAGCGATTGAAGCTCTTCAGGCAAGGCGCTGTGAACTCCCAAAGCATCTGCCAGACTTTCGGGTGGGTTGTAGACGGGGAAGGGCCAGATTCCCTCGAAGCGCACATTGGCGTCGAACATGAGGTCGCACAGATGTTCCATGGTCATTCCACACCACCAATCTGTGTGAAATGGACCTGGGCGGCAGAATAGTGGGCGAAGCCCATTTCTCGGGCAACGGCATCAAGGGCAGAGATGTGCTTGCAGCCAGTTTCGCGTTTCATGCGCTTGGCGCGGCTCTTGAGGCCTTTCAGAGTGGTTGGGGTATGGTGTCTTTCGTGCATTTGTGGGGCTTCTCTTTCATTGTGGGTAAGGGGTGCTTTCACCAGGGCAGGCATCCTTCGAGCGGGCAGCGGGCGAAGCCTGCGATGACGCGATCGAGCATGTGCCAGGCGAAACCGAAGCAGAGGGCAAAGGCGGCGACTTTGGCGCGGTCGGCGAAGGCCATGGAAAGTCTCCGGTCAGCGGGAAAGGGAGGCTGGCGTGGCGGCGATGAGCTGGCGCCAGAGGAAGGTCTGGGCACGGGCGGCGCGAGTGCGGCGGCCCGGTTCGAGGTGCCAGGCCATGGCGATCACCCATTCGGCCTGCGCGGCCAGATTCATGGAGAGGCCGCCGTCTTCCATCGCGATCTCGGCGATTGTGGCGATGCTGGTGTCGAGGGCGGCGGTGATCGCGGGCAGCATGGCGTGATCGGCGGGCGCGCCCGTGCCGGTGGCCATCCAGCGCCATTCGGCGGCCAGCGCCTCGAACACCGCGATCTGCGCGGCGGCATCCCCTGCCTCCATGCGGCCAGCGGCGATCAGCTGGGGGAACCGCTTGCGGCGGGCTTCGAGCATACGCTCGGCCATGGCGCGGATGGCGGCATAGTCGGCGGCGGCGACGGGCGGCTCGGGGCTTTCGATGCCGTGCCAGACGCGGCGGGGTTCCTTGGCCGGGGCAGGGGTGGGGGCAAGGGCGGGCGCGGTCATATGATCCGCTCCGCCTTGGCGGGCTGCTCAAAGACCCAGCAGACCAGAACTTTGCCGTCTGGGCGGTTCACGTTCTTGGTGGCGACCCAGCGGTGGGACTGGCTGCCGCGCAGCACTTTCTTGAGGATGTCCATGTTGGGCAGGCGCAGGCCTGCCTGATGGCAGCGGGCCTCGAACAGGGGCAGGTTGATCGCGATCAGCCGGTCGCGGTCGCGATGTTGGTTGATGCTCTTGCCTTCGGTGTGGGCGGTGGAATCCTCGCGGCTGATGAGGAAGTCCACCTTTTCCCAAAATTCGGCCACGAGCGGATGATCACCGCCGCAGCTTTGCTGCCGGTCGAGCGCCATCTGGTCGATGAAGGCAACGGCCTCATCGATCCATTCCTGGCGGCAGTTGGGAAATATCCGGGCCAGCCCTTCGACAGCGGCGGCAAGCTGGCTGTGGCACTTGATCGGGCGGGTATTGTGGAGGCCCGGAACACGCCGGGGCATGTCGGTATCGTGATGGTCGAAGCGTTCGAAGAAGTAGGGCAGGAACCGGCCTTCGTTGCGCACGACATGAACGATGGTGCCCGAGGCCCGCTCGATCGGCCAGCGTTCGAGGCGGACGGCAGCCAGCTTCGTCGCATCGCTCCATCGGCTCTTGTCGACCTTCATCGACATCAGGCGTTCCAGAACGGCGGGGATCGCGTCGATCCGCTCGTTCTGCATCAGGTAGATCGTGCCCAGAAATGGCGGTTCGTGGGTCTCGTAGCCGTCTGACTTCTGGCCGGTGCCGCGCGGGTTGCGTCCGTTGTAGAGCACCAGCAGTTCGTTGTAGTCGTACTGGCGCTGGCCCGAGCGCTTGTCATCGTCGCCGCGCTTGCCCTCGATCAGGCCGACCGGCAGGTTGGATACCTTCATGAACGTGCGGGCGAGGAAAACCACGGTGCCCTTGTTGGGATCGTTGCCTTCGTGATCGGGCCGCCCGAGGGTCTTCCAGAGGAATTCCACCATGGTCGACTTGCCAGCGCCCGGATCGCCGGTGATTTCGAGGAAGCCGATCGACTTGTGGCGTTCGCGGATCTGGACCGCGAACAGCGACATGACGAAGAAGCCCAGGGCAACCAGTCCCTTAGGGCCATAGGCAGTCCACAGATCGGGCAGCCAGTCGAAGTCGATCTGGTCGGGGTCGTAGGTGATGTCGAGCAGGCGGTCGGGGCTTTTGAGCTTCACCGCGTCGCGGCCAAGGTCGAAATAGCTTTCCTCGTTAATTTTGATCAGCTTGCCGTCGCGCACGGCTATGTCGCCCAGCACCCAGGCACGATGGTCGCGCGAATAGCCGGTGAACTTGATCGGCTCGACGACCTTGAGGTTGCGGGTCTGGTTGCGGATGATGCGGTCGAATTGCTCGCTGGTTCCGCTCCACGATGCGGCCCAGGTCATGAGCCGCTTCTTGAACTCGCCGCTGTTCGCACATGCTGCGGAAGAGAAGCGGCCCTTTGTGGATTTCCGATTGTAGGGGAAGTCTATTTGCAGGAAATAGGCCGCCTCGCTGGCGACCTCATCAAACTCGCGATAGAGCAGGCGGAACGCGCAGTTGGCGATTTCCTCGACCACGATGCGGCGCTTTTCGCTCTCTTCGTCGAAGCTGACCTTGCACGACCACAGGCGGTTCTTGTGGCGGAACTCGAACGAGGAGACGGCCATCTTGTGGTCGGCCATCAGCCGGGCCTTGTCGCGCGCGGTTTCGGCGATGGTGATGGCGCCGTTGTAGCGGTACTGGTCGAAGGCCCAGTCGGAGAGCGGGGCCTTGTCCGGGTCTCCGGCCCAGTCGAGGTGGTCCTTGAGAAGGTCGTTCCAGTCCTTCTTGGTGCCCTCGCCATCGGGGCGGACCTGCATGGCGCTGGCGTCCCAGCCTTCGGTGATGGCGCGCTTCACATATTTGGTGGTCGCTTCCACGCCCGCGCGGCCCACGTCGAAGGCGAAGACCAGGCGCGGGCGGACGGTGCGGCCAATGCGCTCCAGCTCGGCGCGCAGCGCGGCGAGGAAGTGTTCGGGCCAGTTGTTGGTGGACATGGCCGAGACCGCCACCTTGCGCACCTGACACAGGGCGACGGCGTCGAAGATGCCTTCGGCGATCAGGATTTCGTCGGCCTTGGCGATGTCTTCCATCGTCAGGCGGGGCGGTATCCAGCAATGGCCCTTGTAGGTTCCGCCCTTGCGGAAATGGGCCTTCTTTTCAAAGCGACCGGGCCGGTCGATCAGGCGTTCCCAATGGGTATCGCCGATCTGGAAACGCACCGTGGCCGAGGTGTGCCCGGTCTTGTGGTCGCGGTAGAGTTCCTGGGTATAGGCCCCGCGCAGCAGGCGCAGGTCGAGGCAGCGCTCGTGGAGCAGATAGGCGTCTGCCGTGGCGGTGGGGTTGGCTTCGGTCTCGGGGAAACGCTTCGACCAGTCCTCGAACAGGTCGGGCAGCAGGTCGCGCACCGATTCTTCCCAGCCACAGCGGTCCTGTCGGCCACAGCGCACGATCTTGGGGTCTTTGGCCGCGCAGAACGCCTCGCGCTTGCCGCAGGCCGGGCAGATGCCCTCCTGCAACCATGCGCCCTTGGTTTTCCTGAACTGGAACCGGGCTTGCAGGCCCTTGAGGATTTCGGCTTCGAGGTTCACGCGGCGCTGCCCTCGATCAGGCGCGCGGCGCGCAGCACGAGGGCGCGTCCGGCGTGGGTGAGGGCAAAGCGCGCGCTCGACCGGCAGATGGCCTCGCCGGTCAGGGTTTGCAGGCAGCGTTTCCACGCCGCGTCGATGTAGGTGACAAGGCCTTCGCCCGCCCCGAAGGGCACGCCCTCGATGGCGCGATAGGCGCCCGGCGAAAAGGCGCGGCGCGGGGCAAACCCGGCGACCGAGGCGAGGAACCGCCGCTCGGCTGGGGTGAGCCAGGGCGCGGCAAGGCTCAGGGCGTGGTCAAACGAAAGCCTGCCCGGTGCGGGCAGGGGGGAAAGGCTGGTGGCGCTCGGTGCGCTGGGCATACGTGTCCCCTCCGGCCAGAACATGGCCGTTTGAAAATGGGCAGGGTGTGGGTGGTGGGCGCGGGCCGGGCGTCAGCCCGAGAACATGCTCAACTGGCTGTCGTCGCGCGCCTTTTCGGGCGGCAGGACATGGGGGATCTGCTCGCGCGGGCAGACTTTCAGGTTGAGGTCGGGCCGGTCGATCAGGCCGGGGTTGAAGCTGTGAACGAAGCTCAGTTCCATCAGGAACGTGTGGCCACAGCCGGTATTGGTGCAATGCGCGTTCATGTGCTTGACCGTGGCGGTGATCCGCTCGGACGAACGGATGAAGGCCGGGGCATCACACTTGGGGCACAGCAGGAAGGCGCGGCTGGCCTGTGTGCCGCCGTTGCGCATGCGGAATTCGAGGGGCGCATGGACCAGAGGCCGCGCGCGCAGATGGCCTTCGCCGCTCATTGGGTTCCTCCGGTCTTTTCGTCGAGGCCGATGGTGGCGATGCTGGTGGTCAGGGTGTCGATGGCTTCCTGCACTTCCTTGCGGGCCTCGCGGCGCATAGCAGGGTTGCCGGGCTGGCTGCTGACCTTGATCAGCGCGGCAACGGCCTCGCCGGTTTCCTTGGCGGCGCCCGCGGCGATTTCGGCAAGGCACCGGGCCTTGGCCTCGCGCCCGGCGATTTCGAGGCGCAGCGCCATCAGGCGGTGGAACGGCGCATGGTCGCCGCCGTGGTCCATGAAGGCGCGGTCGAGTCGCTCGGCATCGAGCATGCGGATTTCTGTCTCGCAATCATGATCCGACCAGAGCCGCACGGCCCGCTCGGAAACACCGCAGATCGCGCCACAGCGATCCCACCCGATGGCCGCCGCCACGCGGGTCAGCGTGAGCTGATAGGACAAGGGTTCGCGCCGCTTGGTCATGCCGCCGCCCCCCGCTTCGCGCGCTGGCGCTGATTGAAGAGGACTGCCGCCTGGTAGCGATCTACCCGTTGATCGGCGCCATGCCAGCGCGGGCCGGGCGCAAGATCAACCGGATAGAGATCGGGACGCAGATGATGCCGGGGAACACCGGTGAGTTGCTCGGCCAGCAAGACATGCTCTGCCGGCAACTGCCTGGACTGGTTCAACCACCTCCAAATTGTGGGTTGGGACACGCTGAAATGCTCAGCCATGGCTTCCTGGGTCGGGAAGAAATCCGCGACCATCATCAGGGCTTCGTATCGGGTGGGCGTCGTCATACGCTCACGTATATGTGTGAACGTATATTAGTCAACGGGAAAGTTGGATGAACTCTTATTCGCTTCCGTATAATCGAGTCTTCATGTGGGAAATCGTGCCGGAAAACCTGATCGCAGCAATGCAACGTGCGGGCATGAACCAGTCCCAACTGGCGAATGCGGTGGGGGTGAAGCAGCCATCCATCGGGCGCCTGATCAGTGGCGAGACCAAAACGACCAGGGCGCTGGACCTGATCGCGTCCGCGCTGGGAACGACGCCCGCCTATCTGAAGGGCGAAACGAGTGATCCGCAGGGCGGCGCTCCAGCGGAAATGCCGCTGCCGCGTCTAATCGTGCAGGCTAATCCTGACGCAGTGGAGATCGCGGAGTTCAACGTAGCCTATGGGCTTGGTGCCACATACATCCACGACGATCCCGCGCATCAGACCATGCGAACGTTCTCGCGGACATGGGTGCGCCAGTTCACGAGCGCGCCTATCGACCAGCTATTCTGGGCGACCAGCAGCGGCACGTCGATGATGCCAGCGATCCTCGATAGCGACATCCTGCTGATCGACACCACGCAGAAAAGCCCCAAAATGTGGGACCAGTTCTGGGCCATTGAAATGCACGGCCTAGGCATGATCAAGTCCTTGCGCCCGTCCAAGGATGGCGGAGTGCGGCTTGTCTCGGTCAATCCCGATTTCCGTGATGAGATCGCCTACGACGGCGAAATGAACGTGATCGGTCGAGTTGTGGCTATAGTTCGTAAGGTTTGAGGGCCCTTTCGAGATTGGGCCCTCAGTAAATCTGGACTGCGCCAGATTTATTTTTGTTCTGTCTTTTTTTGCTCTGATTTAAAAAAGCTATAAGCCATGGCACAAATGCCAACGGATATGCCTACCGCGACAATGATGCCCTCAAGTGGGCTCTCTGTCTCCAAAAGTCCCCAAGGCGTTGGGGCTTTTATGCCTGATATGCCAGAGGTCTCTATTAAAGAAAGAAAATCGTCGCCCATGATTCTTCCCTTGTACCTGTAAACGGAACTAAATTTTGCATAGAAGTGTATGATGGGCAATGCTAAATCTGGCGTTGGTGAGGGTGCGAGAGACTCAATCTGCTAATCTACGAGAAGCGCTCTGTCCCCTGTGCACATGGCCAAGTGTGCGTGGCTGTAACGTCAGCCTGCGCCCAAACCCATTGAAACACCGGCTGCTATTGCACTTTTTGCGGTCTCTTTGGCCAACGCCACGGACCCATCCTTCGCAAACCTGACCAACCTCTCGCCGATGGTCTCGCCGGGCTTGATCGAAGTGGGTGTCGCCTTCAACACGGATAGCCCCATTGGGGTCAGCACTGCGCTATTCAGGCCTAGCTGGTTGGTTGAGGTGCAGCGGATGTAACCAGTTTCCGAGAGCCACTCCAGCGTGGCCCTGGCGATCTCGAAGCGCATCGAAGGATTGCCATTTTCGTCAACAATGAAACCGAATTCATTCACGGAATCGACACCGGCGAGGATTCTTGCATCCACTCCAATTTTGCGCGGGAAACTTTCATAGAGCTTCGCAAGCGCTGCTGCCGTGAACTCGTCGAACAGTTCGATATTTGACATGGCCATGGTTTGGTACTCCCGCCCAGGAAGGTCAATCGGTTAGCGGCTTTGCAATTCGATCCGCTGTTTCAGGCCATTTGCCCCCATGGCCGTTTCCACGCTTTCGACCAGCCACGAGGCGGCATCGATGGCGGTGGTCCAGCCTGCGAGGGTGATGGGGGCGTTGGGCTGCAATTGCATGTTGGCCATGGCCAGTTCG